CATAATCATGGAACGCATAAGAACAATTAATACTATTGGAGATGGCAGGATCAGATGGAGAAATACTGGCGGTGGTCGCCTTTATTTACGAGATAAACGCAAAATTTTGCCAGGGGAAACCTTCTTGGCTTACCCACATGAAATCTCTCTTCAATTTCGGGACACCATCAAACCTTTGGATGTAATAGAACCAAAAGAGGATACCCCACCCCCAATAATTGTTGAAACTGCATACACTATAAAACATCGTGGTGGTGGATTATACAATGTTCTTGATCGAAATGACAAGATTGTAAATGACAAGGCTCTTAAGAAAACTGAGGCCTTGGAAATGGTGAAAAGCCTGGAGGAATAAATATGGAAACAAATGAAACACCCATTCGGTGGAAAGTAGTAGCTTCAAGGTCTTATTTCTGGGGACACAAAATAATGAAACCAGGTCAGATATTTACGGCAGCTGAAAAAGATTTGCCTGCTAATTTTCGACCTTTAGTAGTCCCATTGGACAATACAATCCAAGTTCAGAAACCACCAGACCTTCGGTCACGCACTAATTGGCAAGATGTTGTTACTCCAGAGGTTAAATCAGAGCCACCAGTATATCGGGTGAAAGAAAAAGCCAATGGAGAGTGGTATGATGTGTATGATTCCAAGAACAAGAAAGTAAATGAGCAGAAACTCACGAAAGAAGAGGCTGAACGATTTGTTAAAAACCTAACTACATGAGATGGCAGGTTCCACGTATATGGGAGGGAGGAGATGTTTGGATACTTGGTGGAGGTCCATCAGTAACACAACAATTTGATATACCTGATAATATTGTTCAGGATGTCTTAAATAAGGTTTCTCCCCCTGCTGTGTATTCTCCATATATGGAACCTATTCATAAAAAACATGTGATCGCTATAAATGCAGCTTTTCTTATTGGTGATTGGATGGACATGATTTTCTTTGGAGATCATAAATTTCTTACATGGTACAAGGACCAGTTAGCTGCTTGGCCTGGTTTGAAAATTACCTGCTCTGCAAGATGTGAAAAATATGCCTGGATCAAGTTTTTACAGCGTGATGGTGGTCATTCTAAAGGGATAAGTCCAAATCCAAATATGGTGGCTTGGAATGCAAATAGTGGATGTTCTGCCATAAGTGTGGCGGCCAATGCGGGTGCGAAGAGAATTATATTAGTGGGGTTTGATATGAAGATAAATGGAAGTGGAAATCATCATTGGCATACACTATATAAAGGACAACCTACTAATCCTCCACCTCCTCCACCAACTCGTGCTTTAAGAATGCCGCAAAGACCAAAACCAGGATTTCCTTTCCAAAGACATCTCGCTGGATTTCCACAGATTGCCATAGATGCAAAGAAAAGAGGAATTGAAATAATTAATGCTTGTCCTGATAGTGCCGTTACCCAATTTCCAAAATGTAATGTAAAGGATTTATTATGAAGTGTTTTATCATAAACTATAATCGGCTACTGCTTCCAAACAATATGGCAAAATGGTTGGCTGAGAGAGGTTGTGAGCCCATCTTTATAGACAATCATTCTGATTACATTCCTTTATTGGACTACTATGCAACATGCCCATTTCAAGTAGTATTTATGAAAGAGAATTTTGGACACAGAGTATTTTGGGAACATAATTTAGTGAAAGAGTTTAACATAAAAGGGCGATATATTGTAACTGATCCTGACTTAGATTTGACAGGTATTCCAAATGATTTTCTTCAAGTTTTAGATGAAGGTTTGGATAGTTATAATTTTATTGACAAATGTGGGTTCTCACTGGAGATCAATGATTTACCCAATTCTCCGGAAGGAAATTTTATAAGAGATCAATGTGAAGTAAGATATTGGAAACACAAAGTTGGTAAGTTCTGGAAATCTCCAATAGATACTACTTTTGCAATGTATAGAAAAGGTGTAACAAGATATTCACATACAGCTTACAGAACGGATCGACCATATACAGCAAAACACGTTCCTTGGTATTATACTGATCTGTCATTATTATCACCTGATGAACTATATTATTATCAAACTGCTGATGTTAATTTTAGCACAGGAAAAAAGAGAGGATTTGTAAAATGAAAGTAGTTATCGTAATGACGTATTTTGAGAGGCAGTTTCAGCTGAATAAGACGTTGGAGTCCTTAAAGTTTTCTAACCACAAGGATTTTGAAGTAATAGTAGTTGATGATTGTAGTCCAGTAAGGGCTGTTCATAATATAACTCAATATCCTGTCACTATTATAAGAACTGAAAACAAAAAATGGATTAATCCTGAACCAGCTTATAATACTGGTTTGCTTCTGGCTATGAAGAAAAATGCTGATATTATCATTATACAGAATGCTGAATGTTATCACGTAGGAGATGTTATTTCATATGCTGAAAGGGTTACTGATGAATCTTATATTTCTTTTGGATGTTTCAGTCTTGATGAAGTAACCACTTTTAATACTCACGATATTCTGGCTTTACTTAAAAAACATACTAATAGGGCGCAGAATGATGGTGAGTTGGCTTGGTATAATCATCCTCACTATCGTCCCTGCGCTTATGATTTCTGTTCTGCCATTACGGCAAAGAATATGAAGAAGTTAAATGGGTATGATGAACGATTCAGTCCAGGATGGGCTTATGGTGATAATTATTTACTGGCAAGAATAAAGATGTTGGGATTACAAATTGAAATTACAGAATCCCCATTAGTAATTCACCAGTGGCATTATACTCAACGAGTTCCGGCAGATTATGTTAGGTTAAATGCTAAGAATCTTTTATTGTATCAGGAGTTACTTAAGAAACCGAATTATAGAGCAGAACATATTTTTACAGAGAATCTATGAAAATATTAGTTACAGGAAGTGAAGGAAATATTGGGCAAGTTTTGGTTCCATATCTCAGGAGTCAAGGGCATTCTGTTAGAGGGATTGATATTGTTCAAAATTTTAAAGATGGTTATTTAACTGTTGATATTAATAATGGAGCTGATTTAATAAATTCATTTTACTCATTCTTACCTGATGTAGTTTTTCATTTAGCTGCTATGGTTAGTCGGGTTACTTGTGAATCCTCACCTTGTACGGCCGTAAAAACTAATTTATATGGTACTGAGAATATCATACAATTATGCAGGCAAGTAAATGCAAAACTTATATTCTTTTCTACATCAGAAGTTTATGGAAATATTGGAGGGGTGTTATCAGAAGATCGCACTGATTTACAACCAAATAATTTCTATGGCCTGAGTAAGTTGATCGGTGAGCAGTTGGTTAAATACGATGTAGAAAATGGATTGGATGCTATTATAGTTCGCCCATTTATGTTCTATCACGAGGATGAAACGATAGGAGATCACAGATCCGCTATGATTCGATTTGTAACTTCTTTACTTAAAAAAGAAAGAATTACTGTTCATACTGATAGTTTGAGATCATGGATGCACTTAGATGATGCAGTAGTGGTATTAGAAAATCTTTGTTATATTGGTAGTTTTCAATTACTCAATATCGGTAGTAATTGTGTTTATTCTATGGAAAGGATTGCCAGAATAATATGTGAACAACTTGATTTAAAATACGAGGATTATGTTACTGAATCACCTCTTCCAGAGAAAATGACTTTACAAAAAATACCAAGTGTAGAAAAACAATATGAATTGACAGAGTATCTTTGCAAAATACGTATTGAGGAAGGGATAACAAGAATCATTGCAAAACTTAAAGATAAAAGATGGTAGCACTTATTACACCAACGGGAGGTAGAGCAACACAAATTGAACTTTGTGCTGAATTCATGACGAACCAGGATTATGAAGGGAAAGTCCTTTGGGTAATTGTGGATGATGTTGAACCGGTTACTACTGATCATATTTCTTCTGATTTTCGAAAGGGGTGGGAGATTAGAAAAATCTACCCCAAACCTTTATGGGAACCTGGACAGAATACACAGGTTCGTAATTTATTGTGTGGGTTAAAAGAAGTGAAAGATAATCCAGAAGTGGATGCTGTTTTCATAATTGAAGATGATGATTACTATACACCATATTACTTGAGGGTAATGGTTAAGAAAATGAAAGGGTTTGAACTAATAGGACAAGTCTGCACCGTCTATTATAATCCGGTGGTTCGCTGTTGGATGCGTAATGGAAATCACCATCATGCAAGCCTATTTCAAACAGCCTTTCAAAAGAGTGTGATTCCAACATTCGAAGAGGTGTGCAAGAGAAGAACCAACTTTGTTGATTCTCATCTATTTAGAGTGTTTGCTGGATCCTTCAAGACTAAAGTAAATTTATTTGATGGGAGAGATTTAGCAATAGGAATAAAAGGATTGCCAGGGAGAACTGGTATTGGAATGGGACACAGAGCAGAGATTAGAATGGCTCCTGATCCTGATTTTGCAAAATTAAAAGAGTTAATTGGTGAAGATTATAAATACTACTTATGAACCAACCAATATTTGTAACGGGCGTTGAGAGATCAGGAGCAACACTGATAGCAAAGATATTTGATATCTGTGGAGTTCATACTGGAACAGTATCAACTATGTATGAAAATATTGGAATGGTTCTTATGATGGATCAATTTCTAAATACTCGTAAGAATACTTTATTCCCTGATCTAAAAGATTTGAGCATCCCTGTTGATTGGAATGCTCAAGTACTTGCTCTTTTAAAATCACAAGGGTACAGAGATGGACCTTGGTTATGCAAAAGCTCCAAACTTGGACAAATGTGGCCAGTATGGTATTATGCATTTCCAAATGCTCGTTGGATAATTGTAAGAAGGAGGACTGGTGATATAGTGGAATCATGCTGCAAAACTGGATTTATGAAGATGTTCAAGGATCAAAATAATCTGAAGTTAATTAATGTTACAAATGAAGAACAAGGATGGCGTTGGTGGATTCATCAGTATGAGAAGCGATTTGTAAATATGATTGAGTCAGGAGTTAATTGTAGAGTTGTTTGGCCTGAGAGAATGGTAACTGGTGATTACCAACAGATTTATGAAACCTTAGAATGGTTAGGTTTAGAGTGGAGTAGTAAAATTGTGGAGACAATAGACCCAATGTTAAATAAAAGTAGGAGGAAAGCAAAATGGCATTAATCACAGGAAGTGAAGTCAGGGAAATTATTAATGGTTGTACCTTGACGGATGAACAAATAGACCCATTTGTGTTGTCAGCTCATATATATTTGAATAAAGTGTTTGCTGATGACATGACGTTGAGTGTAATACAAAGACGGGAAATAGAACGTTGGTTTGTTGCTCATTTAATAATCTCTACTGGTTATCAACAGCAACAAGTGGTTAAGAGAGAAAAGATTGGTGATGCTGAGGTTGAGTATTCTACATCTACTAAAACTGGGGTAGGGATAGGAGCCACCCCATACGGTGCTATGGCATTGCAATATGATACTTCAGGTTTATTGGCAAAGGCTGGAAAGATGAAGGCTGTGATTTATGCCGTTCCGGCAAGGAAGGAGGATATATGAGTTTAATGGATATTATAGAAAACACGTATGCTCAAACTGCCGTATATTGGGGGACTCCTACTCCTGATGGTTATGGTGGAAACACTTTTGCAGCACCAATAGAGGTTGTTTGTCGTTGGGAGGATAAGGAACAATTTCTGGGTAGCCAAGTTGGTGGAGAAGTTACTGGCGGATTAATGTTATCAAGATCAATAGTTTTTGTAAAACAGGATGTAGATGAGGAAGGTTATTTGTATCTTGGCACTTTAGCTGACTTGGATTTGGATTCTAATGATTACATTGATCCTAAGGAAGTTGACAAGGCTTACATTATTAAACGATTTGAGAAGACCCCATCTATGGTAAATCCTACAGTATTTTTAAGGAAAGCATTTTTAACACCGTTCTTACGATGAAACGCCCAAGGAGTTTTTACACAAAAAGGTATCCAAATACTAATGTACAAGGCTTTGAAGCAGTTATGCTGAATCTTAATACAACCATAGCAAAGATGAAAATCGCTTCTGAAAGAGGTTTGCTTGAAGCTGCTTATTTTATAAGACATGAAACGGAAGAGAAATCAGATGCCACACCTCTTGATTACGGGAATTTGCGGGCAAGTTGGTTTACAACCTGGTCAAAAGGCGTTGCCAAAGATCCATTGCGTTTGAGTGGAAGATTTAAAAATAATAAGAGGAAGAAATTAACGGCCAGCCAATTCCAAACATGGCACACTCAGGCAACGGCAGAAGCATCTGGAATGTCAGCAGCGAATCCACGGAAGGCAACTGTGGTAATGGGGTATAGTGCCAATTATGCTATGTGGGTACACGAGATGATAGGAGCTGAATACACACCAAGAGGACCTGCTGCAGGGCCAAAATGGTTTGAGAAAGCAATAGATCGAAATGCTGGAAAGTTAATAGAGATAATTAGACAAACTTCAAAAGCACCTATAAAATGAATATGCCATCGGAAGATATAAAAGACATGTTGGAAGCGGAAAGTTCTTTAGGACTTATCTTTGCAACCAATCTATTTATAGGAGTGGAGCCCACCAAGCCAAAGGAAACAGTTACAATATTTGATACTTATGGCAGACCCCCTCAACTTACATTAGGAGGGAAGGAAGAAGATTCTGGATATTATTACCCATCAGTGCAGATCAGAGTTCGTGGAATAGATGAACGTACTACTTGGGCTTTAATAAATGACATAATGCTTTCACTACATGGCCGGGGACAAGAGACATGGAATGGAGCGTTATACACCGTTATCTACTGTTCCAGTGGACCAGCTCTACTGGATTGGGATGACAACGGGTTAGTTCGTTTTATAGTTAATTTTAATTTACAAAGGAGGTAAAAATTATGGCAAGTAATGCTTTTGCTGGTGTAGGAACCAAATTTTATCGGTGGAGTGGCTCTACATGGGTTGCCCTCGCTGAAGTTAATTCCATCACCGGTCCAACTATGACCAGAGATTTCATTGATGTAACGTCATTGGATTCTCTGAGTGGATTTCGGGACTTTATTACAGGGTTCCGTGATGCGGGTACAGTAGCCCTCGCAATGAACTTCACATACGATTCTTACAAGTTGATGAAGGATGATTTCGAGATAAACACCCCGCAGAACTATATGATCGTCCTCCCTGACGCGGGAGCAACAAGTTTGGAATTTGAAGGGTTGGTAACTGAGTTGCCTCTTTCCGTTCCGACTGACGATAAAGTCACCGCTGACTGCACAATCAAGATCAGTGGTACTGTAGACCTTACTTCTGGTACGGGCTCAGTTAGCTAATAACAAAACAAACACTCCTAATCAGGGAATTTTTTTAAAAAATAAGAAATCATGAAACTTTTAAACAGAGAAGCACTTTTAGTAAAAGAAAAACTTGAAGTAGTAAGAGTTGATCTTGACAAAGATGAGTATGTATTTGTCCGTCAGATGACTGGACATGAAAGAGATCATTGGGAACAATCTCTAATCAAACGTACGGTAGGAGCCAAAGGTAAAGTCAACTATGATCAGTCATTGGAAGACTTCAGGGCAAAATTAGTAGTAAATACTATTTGTGATGAGCAAGGGAATTTAATACTGAAGCCTGGGGATTATCCGGTACTGAGCCAGAATATGAGTGCAGCTCGTCTGGAAAAGATCGTAAATGAATCACAAAAACTTAATGCAATATCGGAAGAGGATAAGGAGGAGATAGTAAAAAACTCCGTAGCCGACCAAGTCGGCGATTCTACTTCCAACTCTGCAGAGAATTAGGTGTACTCCATCCTGACTTCCTATTGAGTGGAGGAGTTGATGTTTACAAAATATTTGGTATTCCAATAATTACGAAAGTAAGAAAAGGATTAAATGCAAAACAAATAAATGAGTGGGAAGCGTACAACAAACTTGACCCAATGGGTAAATGGAGGGATGAATACGGATGGGCTTCATTGGAGGCATCTTTTACAAATCTAATGACTTGGGCTCATGCAAAAAGAGGCACAAAACATACGGCAGCTGATTTCATTCCAAACTGGGATTATGATGCTCCAGAGGAAGTTCAGCAACAAACCGTAGAGGAGATGAAAAAAGTATTTGAAGCAATAGCAAAATCACAGAATAAAAAAGTTGGTATTCAACCCAAGAAACCACCTAAAAAGAAAGTAGAATGAACTTAGGTACATTAATAGCAACTTTGACGGCAGAAACCTCAGGACTGAAGCGAGCAGTGGTTGATATGA